CTTGCATGACCAGCCGATCTTACGCCAGACTCGCCTTTACCTTGCAATACATTGCCAATACCTGAAACTTCTTCAAACATTGCGCTAATTTCGTGGATAACCTCAAAAAGATCAGGTGGCATCTGCGGTGCAAGGCGTTCAGCCTTAGCGTTGGGCATATCTGAGCTTAAAAGACCACCAGGACGGTTTAATGCAAAGTTTTTCTCATCCAAGATGCCAGAAAAGCCTATCAACGCTGTTGGAGGGCTAACTTGCTTGGACAATAGATCCAAAATCTCTACCCAGCGCACATTGAGCAAAGTTTGAAGCTGCATGAGCTTTTGAACTTCCGATGCGCCCCAAAAATAGGTTGGCAATGGGTTTGGGCAGATCTGAACAAATGGACATTCGCCTTTAAGGAACAAGGATGCACCTGGTCGGTCATAAATAATAATTCCAGGAGCTGCGCTAGTTACCACTTGATAATCAGAAGTGTCATCATTCCACACCCACAACTCAGTCATCTCTACTGTATCTTCAGCTACTTGAGCTTTGTAGCGATTTACTCCATACAGATCAAGGTTGATGTTGCCATAGATAGTCGGATTGGTTTGACTCATCACAATACGATTTACTGCTTCAGGAATCTCTGATTCATTAACTCTTGTGCCAGTCGTGAGGCGCTTTACGATGTCATCACGCTTTGGATGGGAATACAGACGGGCATATAGCTCCGACTTTGTCATGTAGTAAGTTTGTACAATGGCTTCTTGCCTGTCTGTATAAGGGGTGTCCTCACGCAATATGCCGATAGAATCAGGCTCGATCAGGTAAGGATTAATGCCGTTGTTATAAACCAGCTTTACAAAGGTGGTGTTATAAACCAATGACCAAGTCAACGCAGTCGAAAATACTTGGTCTGCATTGGAGTTAAGCCACTCGTCATTGAGTGCTTGAGTCAATCGTGGTGTTTTGCGCTGCTCCATATCGTGGACTGAAGCGCCCAATTGTAAAGAGAAGCGGGTTGTTTCCGAACTATAGAGGAAGCTAGTAAGCTGATCTAAGTGCGGATTGATCTTGTTGAAATAGGCTGGTGGTTCTTCAGGTCCAGCGCCAAATAAATAATATGCCCGCTGAGTGGTGTAATCACCTTTGCGGGCATCTCTTGATACCAGGCACTTAGCAATGATGTCTAAATAAAAATCTTCTCTTGCTTCGGGTGCGCTAGGTATTCTCATTTTTTAATCTGTAAGTTTTCAGGATCTCGTAATGTTGAAGATGGATCAACTCTAGGTCCTGAGTTTATACCAGCCTGAGATGGTGTCAAGCCCGCAGCCTCAGGTTCTTTACCTAGTAACGGTCCAACAGGTTTTGAGAATTGTCCAGCAAGAATAGATTGCATATTCATGCCTTTCATTCCGCCACCCCAGACCGCTGCGTCACCAGGGCGGGCTTCCCTTGGGGCTTCCGCTTGCGGGGTTGGGACTTGACGCTTGAGCTTGTCTTTGTCAACTCCTTTTTTACGGGTTGCGAACTTTTCGGCATCTGCGTATTCTTTTTCGGTGAACTTGTTTTTCTTGGCGAGGAAGCCTTCTTGGTGCTCGCCTTCACGGGTGGTTTTGATGTCTGACATTCCGAACTCCATTGCGAGTTGCTTGGTGGACTTGTCCGTAAATCTTGTTTTGGCGCTGACCAAGTTAGGAGCTTGCAAAAATACGACCATAACTTCTTCATTACATCCTTTCATGGGACATTTAGGAGTCCTCGATTCAAAATAACCGTGTTTAGCACAGTGAAAATCATTTACTACAGCCATTGTTATATCCCCTTCAATTGCTCGTCAAGTGTTAAATCAGAATAATCATACTTCGGTTTGATACCCATATTAATCTTAATCTCCCCGTTAATCAATGTCAATTTACTGGATTTATGAAGTATGGGCTTGGCTTCTTTGCGATATTGAACAAATAATGAGGTGTCACGGTTCTGCATAATGGCTACTTCCCCATTAATCCATTCTTGATAGGCTTTTGACACCCTTCTTTGGACATATTCAGTCAATGGTTCACTCTCATTGATAAAAACATCCCGTATATGGGATGTAGATAACCCAGCAAGCTCTGCAAACAAAGGAATAGAGATTCCTCGGTTCTTATCCTTGAGAAATCTCTTAATAATCCTTCTAAGGTCAGTTCTACTGTGGATTACCAGTGGCATTACCATAAACACCTATCCTTTTAAGGTAATCGGACACATTTCGACCTACAGTAAGCTGTTCAGGGGTGAAATCATCCTGTACACGGGAAACTCTACGAGTGAGCTTCTGATTTATCAATCTTGGCTGTACTTGTTCGGCATAAGCAGCGCAAGCTAATGCTGTAGCGATAACACGGTCATCTTTGTTGCGACCAGATGCTTCAATTGAGCTGCCATCACGAATTGTGGTTTTCATTTCATCAATGGTATCCAAATCGTAAATGTCTAACATCCCACGCTCAAAGTAATCCTTCATGTAGGTGAGCATCCTCTCCTTGGTAGCTGCCGTAGTCATCCATCCAATCGAGTTAGACAAGCCACCCATCGTGTCGTTCCTGCGCCAGATGTAGTTCTGCATATTGCCGTACACATCCATGAGGTCTTTACCCAAAGCTGTACCCATCGCAGCAGCTTGACGCTTGAGGTTGCGTAGTTCATTGATGACCGCCTGACCTGGACCATTGATCTCAAGGTTAAGAGTTGAGTTCTTGTAAGCGCCAGCAAGGTGGGCGATCACCCAGGCAAACTGGTAGGTGTTCATTTCAGAGGTGGCAAATGAAGCCACCTGCTCAAGCCCGTCTGCATATACCCGCAGCACCTGAATACAGAATCTATCAGCCCAGTCGCTAGATCCATAAGCAGGATCAGCACCGATAACATAATAAGCAGTGTCCACAGGTTCTTCCCAAACCTTGAGCGTGGCAAGACGCTCAGTGGATTTAAGTACTTCCGTGTCTTGAAAGTTAACTCCAAAAGAATATCTATAGGACTCATAGGGTACTTTCTTTAGTTTTTTCATGGCATCGGTACATCTTGCATTGGAGAAGAACGATGTGCCAGTCATCACAAAAGCGTAGTCCTCAGTAGGCGGAAACTCCTGATACATGAGAGAGTCATCCTTAATACCCTCTAGCATCTTCCAGCGCCACCAGGCAATCTGACGGGAATTGATTTCAACACCGTAGAGCTTTTTGATGTCACGCACCCATTCTTTTTCTTCACCTGTGAGCTTGCCATCCCAATAGACTTTGTAAGTCTGACCTTCAGGATCTAGGGAATACAGTTCATTACGCCACCAGCCACAAAAGATAGCCCGTTGTGTGCGAGCCTTCTTAGCAGTGGTGTACATATCGTGAAACATATTAAAGCCACGAGCTGTGGACTCAAAGGTGTACAGACGATCAGGATTGGTTTCCGCTAAAGACGCTAGCAAGGAAGCTAATCCTTCTTCATCTCCCCAGCTTGAGGTTTCCGTTCCATGAAGGTATGTAATAGCCTTACCACGACCCAGACTTCCTTTCGCTCTAAGCCCAGCGACTTGATAAAAGATACGGCTGCGGTTTTTGAGGGAAAGCTGATTTCGGTTGTGAGCAAGGATCGGGATTTTGAACTCTTTGGGCAAACCATCCATATACATGGCAAGGGTTGTTCGGAACATATCCCTATTTTCTTCCGTATCTGTTGTGAGTGTGCCTTGAAGCCCTGGGTGCATGAAGTGCCAGTAGAGGTCAAGTGCGAGGGAGATAGTCGTGATTCCAAGTTGCCTTCCTTTCAAGATAACAAAAAAGTGGATGTCCTCCTCCAAGCCCTTTGCGATTTCATTCATCACATAGGTTTGAGTACCAAGAAGGTTATCCATCTTGCGTAAGCCTTGCTCTTTGGTTTCAATCTTGAGCTGCTTACAAAAGTAGTAAAAATGCTGGAGGTTAAATTTACTCATTGGTTAGCCAAGGTAATTTGTTGTTGTATTTCTCAAGCATGGTCTTATTTCCTTGTTCAAAGAAGTCACGACCTACTGAGTATTCGTTGCCACCTAAACGGAAGCAGAAAGTGTTTTGTCCTGACCAAGCAAAGTTGGGATAGACCTGAGTAGCTGCTGCGTAGAACTTTCGATCACCACCCCATCCTGGCTGAGAAAGAATAATGGCTAAAGTCTTGAGGCACTCCGTTTTCATGCCCCACATACACCAATCCACAAAGCTATGACCTGGTGCGTTCCAGCAGTCGTGAAGGCTTCCAAGGGCTTCGCAGTTATCTTCGCAGATAAATCGCCCTTCCTTCTCGTACACAGAGCGTAGGCAATACACCCAATCATAATCTTCTTCCATTTTGGTCATAATGGACTCTACATGATTAGGCTTGTACCAATCGTCATCGTTGCAAAAGAAAGTCACATCTTCATTTACAAGAAAAGCACTTGCAGCATAAAGCCTTCTGCCTTCTACATCTTTGCCCCCGACCTTACCATCCCAATAGCAGATCTTTAATTCTGGGTATAGCCTTCTTAGTTCTGCGTATTGATTAAAGCCTTCATCGCAAACAATGTAATGCACCACTGGATAAGTCTGGGCTTTTACACTAGCAATGCAGTTTGCTAACTCCCAGTGGCGCTTCCCGTTGGTAACTGTGACTACGGCTGCGGTTTTCAATTGTGTTTACTCAATTTTTTGGTTTCAAAGTTCGGTAAATCCCAATACGCCACCTTAAGCCTAGCGGTGTGATTCCTGGCTAGGTCAATCAAGGCGGTATAGGTCATGGAGCTAAATCGTTCTTTCCATTCTTTTGCTAATGCGATCTTTTGCTTCTTGGTTTTGCAAGACAAGGCTCTCATCATTTCTGTCTTGTACATCTGCCGTTCTTCGCACAGGCGCTCCCAATCAGTGTACGCAATCACCATCTTCAGGCTCTAGCAGTTTCTTGAGATGCAAAATCTCCGCTTCAGCCATCATGAGCAGTTCAGAGGACTTGGCATGAACACGCATCAACTCATGGAAGATGTCATCTTTAGTCATAGCCCATATTCTGGTCATGTATTCCTTCTTAGCAATGTCCCCAGCCTTCTCAATGTATTGCTGGACTGATACTGCATCTTTTATTCCGTTCTCCATACTCTTATTCCTTCTCCGTCTTTTCTAGCAATAAACTTCCGATTCAATTGTTTGCCTGTTCTGTAGTTTGCATTACAGACAATTTGCAGCTTCCCCGCTGGTACAAAGAATGATTCACCGATCTCCATAATCCTATATGGGTACACATTGCGCTTTTTCTCAGGGGGTATGGGAATATTTTTTTCTACTTCAATAGTCATGCTATTCTCCTTATAACTTAACTCATCATACACCACCATGATACACACATACAACGAATATCATCTAGGCGATAACCTTATTCATCTGAACTATTTGCGTAAAGTTTGTGAGCAAGATAGTGACATGGACTTTGTTCACCATTGCCATCCGCAGTATCACAGCCAGCTACAACCCTTATGTGAGGGGGTTAGCATCCTCTTAGCAGATCTATCCATCCCACCAGGCTCTATTAACGCTTGGATTGGCAGGGATAACTACTTTCACAACCATCCTCTTAGACGGCAGTGGGCGCAATTTCACATGGAATGGTTCGATCACCTATCAGACCTGTTAGAAGTTTCCTCGCCTATTGCTTGCAAGGAAGATCTCTTGTTCGAGTATCCTGCTCTGAGAGAGCAGTCTAGGTATGAGTTTGACCTCCTAGTCATTAACGCTCCCCCACAGTCAGGGCAATTACCAGACTTTAATGCGGATTTCTTTAAAAAACGGGTCATGGAATTAACAAATGAGGGGTTAAAAGTCATTACTACCCATCCTACAGGCATCGTTCCTAGCACTCTTGAGAGCCATTACACGGTCACTGACATAGGCGTACTTAGCAAAGGCGTGCAGTTAATCGAGGGTGTGGATACTGGTCCTATGTGGACTACCCACAATATCTTCAATCAAGACAAGGTGTTATCACGCCTGATCTACACCAACGCCTCTGATAGCTTTGATTTATCAAAGAATGTCATCGTTAAGCAAAGTCTAAAAAACTAGAATTTTTTTTGGGGTGGACTGCGAGAGGGGTACGCTCTCCATCAAGTCCAGTCCCATTCACTTGGGCGGATTCAGTCAACGATCTAGCAACAATCAACGGGTAACCATTACCAGTTACGCCTATAGATACTATATAAGACATTGAGCTAGTGATGACAGGGATACCCTTTAGGAATTATGTAAAACAACAGAGGGCGGAGAGTTGATTACCTTTCCAGGCTTCGGCATACCCAATCTCTTATCTATGTAACTATCTACTAACATCCTATATAAACTAACTTAGACGATAGATGATAGCTATATAGAATATAGATGATAGTAGTATATCTATGCCGATAGTATCAGACTATCAACTTAAAAACAACGATAGAAATATTTATTTTATAAAACTGTTAACTTTTGCTTGATTAGTACCGTTAAGATGATTAGTATCATAGATGTATTACAACCTAACTACTAAGAGGATCAAATCATGACTACAGCACAAGCAAACCGTATCAGCGTTTACGATAGCGTTACTAATAAGATCATCTCTCAACTTGAGAGCGGGATAGCACCTTGGATCAAACCTTGGAAATCTGGTCAAGCTGGCGGAGCTGATCGCAATATCGTATCTAAAAAAGAGTATTCAGGCGTTAACCGTCTTATCTTAGGTATGAGCGGTTACAGCTCACCTATTTGGGGATCATTCAAGCAATGGCAGGAAATGGGCGGGAATGTGCGCAAGGGTGAGAAGGGGACGCAAGTAGTTTTCTACTCTCAAATCACTAAGAGCGAGATTAAGCCAACTGACCCTAACCCTGAAAATTCTACTTATGCCTTGCTTAAGTCTTACTTTGTTTTCAATATTGACCAGATAGAGGGATTAGAAATAAGCAAACCAGAGCCAGTAATCTCCACCTTTAATCCAGTACCCGCTTTAGATGATCGCATTATTAAGACTGGCGCTCAGATCTCGCACGGTGGTGGTAGGGCATTTTATAGACCTAGTTCAGATAGCATCACAATTCCTGATCGCTCTACTTTTTTAAGTGAGAGCCACTACTACGCCACTGTATTGCATGAGCTCACTCACTGGTCAGGCGCTGAACATCGTTTAGATAGAACTAAGGGCAAACGGTTTGCTGATACAGCGTACGCATTTGAGGAGCTGGTTGCTGAAATGGGCGCTGCATTTTTATGCGCTGATTATGGAATACAGGGTGAGCTGCAGCACGCTGACTACATCGGCAATTGGCTACAGTGCCTTAAAAATGACAATAAGGCGATATTCAACGCTGCAGCACTGGCACAAAAGGCAGCCGATTACATAAACAATCTAGATGCACTGACTAACCAGGCAGCAGCCTAAACAGTGATACCTAGTAAGCGCTTATCAATAGGCGCTTACTGGATTGTCATTAGACAGTCAAAACCTAACTAATGGAGCATATAGCATGAATAACGCACAAAAAGAAACAATTGATCTTCTAATTGATTATGTAAATTCCGAGGATTGGGGTTCTATCCAAGTAGTTTTGAGAGGTCAATTTTTAGATGTATTCGATCCTATTATTGATTGCGAGATAACAGAATGAGCCTACTATCTGAAATGCAAAAACATGGTTTAGCAGATTGTGAGTTCAACCGCCAGTTTTTTACACTTGATGAGCTGTATAGATCATATTGCTATAGAGCTGCTAAACAAGGGTTTCAGGCGTTATCGTTTAATGCGTGGCATTCCTGCTATAAAGCAAATATAACGCTGTAGAGCGATTAAAGGGTTTAGTGGTACTCAGGTATCACTTACCCTGTAAAAACGCTGTAGCGCTTGTTTTAAAGTGTTTTAAAGGTATTTAATAGTTTTATCTTACTAACCTAACTAATTTTCGAGGTATTTATGAGAAATAATGATATTTATACTATTCAACGCAAAATCTTTATAAACAAAGTGCCATTACGCATGAGCGTATTAGGCGTGCTGCGCACACACATACGCACGCACATGGTGATTGACTGTTTATCGGCTATTGGTTTGCTGGCTTTAGTAGTTTTGGCTCTGGCATCGTAGGAAGTCCCCAAGTGAAAACCCCAAGAGCTAAGCACCAAACCCGCTTAAGGGCGGGATCTTCAAAAAAGAAGGTGGTTATCGTTTATCAGTGGCACTTAACTAAAGCGGTGCTGTCCAGTAACGGTCCGCCAGATGGTAGCTGCCTTGTTTATCCCTATCCATCACCACAATGTTTAGGAGGGCTGGGT